GCTGGCAGAAGATTCGGAAAATCCTATTTATCCTGCATAGAACTTTTAAAAGCAGCAATAGACCGCCCAGGCGAAACCTATTTTTACTGTGCTCCCACATACCGCATGGCAAAAGACATCGCCTGGAAAGAAATAAAGAAACTAATCCCACAGGAATGGATACAATCCAAAAACGAAACTGACCTCAAGATTGAGCTAATTAATGGTTCGCTAATCGAACTTAAAGGCACAGAAAACGCAACAACCCTGCGTGGTCGAAGTCTTGCTGGAGTAGTACTTGACGAGGCAGCATTTATGGATTCCGATGTTTGGTTTCAAGTAATCAGACCAGCCCTAGCAGACAAACAAGGTTGGGCTTTATTCATATCTACACCAGATGGCACAGCCTCATGGTTTTACGATTTATGGTGCTACGTTCCCGAAGATGAAACAGGTGATTGGAAACGCTGGAGCTTCACAACAATAGACGGGGGTAATGTTCCAGAAGAGGAAGTCGAAGCAGCCAAGGCTCAACTAGACAGCAGAACATTCAAGCAGGAGTTCGAGGCAAGTTTTGAGAATCTCACTGGTCTCGTTGCAGTCTCCTTTTCAGATTCCAACATTTCTACCGAAGCGGAGGACATATCCATCGCCCCACTTTTACTAGGGGTCGATTTTAACGTAGACCCACTTTGCGGAATCTGTGCTGTCCGTCACAGAGAAATGCTTTATGTCTTTGATGAAATAATTTTGACGGGTGGTGCAACAACCTGGGATTTTGCCGAGGAAGTTACAAATCGTTACGGAGTCGATAGAAGAGTAATTGCTTGCCCCGACCCAACGGGTTCAGCCAGAAAAACATCAGGAGTAGGTTCAACAGACCACACTATCCTGCGTAGAAGCGGATTTACTGTATCTTCCCCAAGATCTCCCTGGAAAGTTCGTGACAAAGTAACCGCAATCAATACTGCACTCTATGACGCAATGGGCGAACGCAGGACAGTGATTCATCCACGCTGCAAAGAACTCATAAAATCCTTGCGAACTTTAACTTACGCTCCAAACACAGGTTTACCAAATAAAAATCTTGGAGTTGACCACGCATTTGACGCTTTCGGCTACCTCTGTCTCCAGCAATTTAACCTTGCCAAGCCAGAGACATTAGGTCAAACTTCGTTTAGAATATACTAAGAACTACCTAATTCTTACTATGTACCACTCGACTACAAAGAAAAAGAAGAAGAAAAAGAAGGGAGGTAAAAAGCGTGGCAAATGTTCCTGTCAATAAAGCGTTATACTCTAGGGTAAAAGCAGAAGCAAAACGTAAATTTAAGGTTTACCCAAGTGCTTATGCAAATGCGTGGCTTGTACGAGAGTACAAAAAGCGTGGAGGAACTTACCGCACGGAGAGTAAACGTGGCAAGAAGTAGTGGTGGGTTAACCCGTTGGTTCAAAGAAAAATGGGTTGACGTTAAAACTGGTAAACCCTGTGGCCGTCAAAAAGGTGAGAAACGAGGTTATCCAGCCTGTAGACCAAGTAAGCGTGTCTCAAGTAAGACACCTAAGACTGCTTCAGAAATGTCAGCAAGTGAAAAAGCAAGATTTAAACGTGCCAAAACAGGCAGTAAGAAGATAACATATCAACATAGAC